TCCTGCTTGCTGGCTGCCAACAGGGCCAGCGCCTCAGCCTGCTCAGCGTTTACTTCGGGGGTAGCAGCTTTGGGTGCAACTTCTGGAACAACGGACTTATCCTTGTTAACTTCAGGAGTCCCAGCGGAGGTATCAACAACAGCACCCTCAGCAGGCTTCTCAGGGGCAGTATTGCCAGCGGCTTCCGACTTCACAACGGGCTCATCCTTAACCTTTTTCACTGCGTCCATGTTAGTTCCTAACGTGCTAATGGGTGGGTATTCAATCTTCTGGAAAACCTCAACACCCTCACCCAATGTCAGAGTACCAGTTTCCTTATCAAAAGTATAGTCGTAAGCGAACAATCCAGCAGGGTCTTTATACACCACAACAGATGCATCAAAGATTTCCTCAATATAGAAGTATCCCGATGCAATCTTTGCTTGCAGCGCCTGACGAATCAACCTGCTACGCTCACGGAAAGTAACCTCGTTTGTACCTAGCATGACATTCACCCTCGGAAAACCAGCCCCATCAGCAACAGAGCAAGCACCTACCTCATTTGGAAGCAGTGCAAGATGGTCAGGAAGGTGGTTAACAGCCTTGCCCTTGTACTTCTTGCCACTATGTACGCCTTCCTCGGTGACAAGATCGAGGAACAGACCAGTGGAAACCTCTAGGGTCTTCTCATTGGAAATAGCCTCGCGTACATCGGTAAACTTGTCCAACTTGGAGGCATCCAGCCATACATTAGCAGTCAGCTTATTGTCGGTATCCCTGTAGTATGCATCAAAGATAAAACCAATCTGAGTTTCATCAAGAATCTTAGGGTCATTGGCAGTAATGAATGAGCCATCATCAGACTTGGGATGCCCAACCGTTACAGGGCGACCATTCCAACCAGGGACAGCACGCTTCAACTCCTCCTTGGAATACATTAACCCGTTCATAACCATTTCTTTAGCCATGACAACGGAACCAGTCAGATAAGACTTGCCATCAAGGGTCTTCAGCTTCAGCCCCTCGCTGTTCATACCCGCTGTTTTTAATGCCACAAACTGCGCCATAGTATCCCTCTTTGTTCAATAACTTATCAAACTGCTGAAAAATAGTCAACCATTAAGTGTCAACAGATTCACCGCTTGAACTGAGCGGCTTATTTGGGGCTTTCTTTAACTGCAATTCCGACTGCAATTTCCTGAATTTTTCCTCATTAAACCCGGACGCAAGTTGTGTGGCCTCTTCAGTAGTATACCGCCACACGTTCACCAAATAATCCTTAAATGAAACAATAGCATACAACCCAGATGTAGCAAAGGTCATCAAGGCATTTGTAAAGTTAACAGCCGACTCGCTAACATCCTTGTCGGCTGGAATTGATAGCGGTTTCCACAAAACACTGTAATCAGGACCATTGACTGGGCCTGTGATGATACGCCCCCTAACACAGAAATCAATGAATGGTCGCAGAATAAAGGGTTCAGCAATATTGTTACGGCGAATAGCAATTTGCTGCGCCCATGTTTCCGCATCCTGAATAGAGGCAAGTTTACCTACTTCACTGCCAGACAAGATGCGCTTGGGGATACGGGAAGCAATGGAGATAACTGTCAACTGAACTTCCAGGTGGTCTTTCGGGCTGGCAATTGTTGGGTTAAGCTGATTTGCCTTAACACCCCTAAGCAGCATTGCCCTGTCCATACCCATGAAATACTTTTGGATGTCCTCTTTCATCTGTTTGCGGTCATCAGGAGCAATCTGGGTATCCGCATCAGCCTCAAAGCTAAATCCCTGGTACGCACCGCGCCAGAACATTTCTCCTGATCCTGCTACAACCTTCAAAATATCCAATAGCCGGTCATAGACACGTTGCAGACGAGGAACGCCGTATACAAAGCTGTTCACTGCATTATCGGCAAAGTGGATCGCACGTGTATAGTGCACCTTGAACATTTTGCTCAGCACGGGCACTGTTGCTGTATCCATCAAAGGAGTGATTTCATACATTACTGGCAGTAGATACCTGGGGCTATACAGGTTAGTATCCCATTCCGTGATCCTAACTTCCCCTTCCATATAAGGGCGCATGTAGGCTAGGGTATGCTTCTTGCGGAAAGGTACAAATGGCTGGTCTAAAGGCTTGCCGTCGTCCACACCCATTACCAACACCCCGAAACGCCCGATGCCAGATAGCGTGTCAAAGGAACGCATGTAGGAAACAAGCCCTTTGCTCCGTACCATCTCCTTCCATTCCTTTTCAAATAAGGAATCGAGGGATGACTCGGACTCATAGACTTCCGGCATCTCGTTCCATGTATGGTCAGGGTACGTTTCAATTACGCGAGCCGCTACGTCTTGCCGATTGTATGACTGTAAGTAGTCATCAAAAGTAAGGTTCTCAGGATACCCCGCCACTTCACGGATATTTCTAGCCCCGGAAAACTGGCTGTATGTACCTGAACGCTTGGCAAAATCAAGCCTTGATGTGGGGGGGCATACGTTGTGATTGCCATACAACAGCGCCCGAAGCATCGTAGCATCAACCTCTACCGTATTCTTCTGTAGGGTTGGCTGTGGGGCTTTATTGTTCCGTGCTGACTTTCTCGACATAGTACACCTTGCGTATCCCAAATATACCATTCAACAGGGCAATTAGTCAACATGTCACCATATTCCGGCTCGCTTTTCATTACCCATCAGATGCCTAATCGCCCAAACCAAGGCATCCATTCTGTCAGGAGAGGGCTCCCCTGATGCTGGTGCCCAGCTAGTAAGCTCGTTTTCTAGCTCCGGGAACTCACCTACAAAGTGTAAGCGGCCTTTTTCGCAGGCTGTGGCCACCGGCTCCGCCCGGATAGCCTTACCTCTGGTCGCTCTTACCGCCTCATAAGGAATAAGGGGTCTAATGGCACGAAGGTTAGCCTCAATCAAGTCACCACCTTGGTTAACTTCACCGATGATAAGATTTGCCTCATTCCTATCAAAGGAGTTTATGGCCTCACGCGCCCATGCAGCGGGACTACCAGACATCGTAGCATCATCCAGAACATAGTAGTGATCCTCACCCATTATTCTGGATACCCCCGCTCCGACGATACCCGTATTATTGCTTCCGTCATTTGAAGTAACCGCAGGGTCGCAGCCTATGACAACTTGACGCATATCAGGAGCTACAGCTACCCGATTCTTGGCAATATCGGCATACTTGAACAGCGCACCCTCGGCGTCATCCCCAAATTCACCCATCAAAAAGCGTTTTCTATCCCTTTCCGATAAGCTAACAAGGCTCTGTTCAATGTAGTTTTCTGCCAAATTCTGTGCGTTATCAGTAGGATTCATCCGCATACACGCATACAAATCCGGTGTTTTCAGCGGAGTATTATCGTCGGGCTGCTGCTTCTGTATCCATAGCTTGTACGTCCAATGTCGCTTGTTGGGCGGATTGCAGTCAAAATACAGCTTGTTTATCAGCCCGGGGCACTTCATAGCTAAACGTGTCTTGACGATGCCGATTGCCCTCCAGTCCAACTGGCTAGATTCATTAAAATAGATAGTCGCGTACTCATTGCCCAGGATTTTTTCTACTCGTTCCCCGTCATCCAAGCCACCAATCCAGATTTCGCTACCATTGGGCAGGGTGTAAAACCAGTCAACCTTGCTAAGCTTCATCTCCAATCCCGGAAATGCTAACTTGGCTATCTTTGGGATGGTATCGTACACCAATGACTGTTTGGCATGATTAAACCTAAGACGCAAGATGAGGTGTCTGCTTCCAGGTGCCTTCAGCGCCCTGACTAACACCGTATAGACGAGAATCGCAGTTTTTCCAGATCTACTACCACCAAAAAGTAATACATTGGTGACAGTAGGTGAACCAAGCAGCTTGATGGCTTCATTTTGCTTTGGTGTCAACTTAAAATCATTCATATCAGAATCACATCCTACGCAAATCAGCCCAGACAATCCTGTCCTTAGCACCATCAAAGTATGGCTTATGCTTCTCAATACCGATGAAATTGCGCCCCATATTCACCGCAGCTACACCAGTACTACCAGCTCCCATGCAGTTGTCTAGCACCGTTTCACCTGGTAAAGTGTATGTTCTAATCAGATATTCCAGTAGCGGGACAGGTTTCTGAGTAGGATGCACGGGCTTTGGTTCACTGGCAAAACGTAGCACCTGTGTAGGATACCCCGTAAACTCCCTGACATAGTTTTCCTTATGGTTCTTACGCCCAAACCCATGACTACCATCCCGCATATCAGCAGCGCAAACCTTCCTGCCGCTAACTGTCCTACCGCATGGGATCAGGTCTTGTGGGTAATATGGCATCCTCTTGTTTGAGCAGTTAGCCACCGTACCCTCGCTGAACACACTAATGTACTCCACGCTGTTCATAGGCTTGTTCTTGGCATTGGTGAACCCCAGTGCCCTGCTCTTCTCCCATACCCAGTCGTACTTGTACCATTCTAAATTGCTAAGGCGGAGATGGCTGCTAAATGGCTCCCTACCAAATAGCACAATGGCACCGTACTGCTTGATTATCCGCTTGTAGTGCCCCCAAAGCGGCTCAAAGGGTATGATGATGTCCCAAGAGCAGGATGTAGTTTGGAACGGCAAATCACACAAAATAAGGTCAATGGATTTATCGGGAATATCACCCATCACCCGCAAGCAATCATCGTTGTACAGCGTTGTCATACCAGAATAGTAGCAAAGAACACAGAAAAACACCACCCGATACCCTACAATGCCTTGTCTGCCTCGGTAAAGTTGATCACCACAGCCGGTTTGCCATCCCCGTCATTGTTGTACCTAGTCTTTTCCCGATTCGTCAACAGGAGCTTAATGGCGGCTACATCGGGGGGATAGAATACATCCTCCTCCGATTCGTAGGTTTCCGTCTTACCGTTGTATGTCCGGGTGCTTGTCTTGATACTTTTCTTCGTAAACCCAGTGGCCCGCTGCAACAAAGCCGCCTCAGCATCCACCGTGCGCCCATCAATCCCTCGATGGTACGCCGCCCGCAACTCGGGGAACCTGGCCATAACCCGTACAGCTACTTGCTTACCCCCCATCATCCGGTCAATTTCCCTGGTCGTCATCCCCTGACCGCCGTATTCCTCGAACAAGTTAACCATCTTCTCTAGACTAACCGCCCGCGACAAGCCGGAATCACGCCATTTTACTATCTGTGCTTTGCTCATAACCCCATAATACCATACCTAAACCCATTTGACAACTAGGGGTGCTCTAGCGGGCAACAGCGCAATGTGGCAAAGGCGGGCACAAGGCAAAATAGCAATAAACCCCAATGAATCCGCTAGTTTTGGTAGGGGGCTGAAAAATAAATGAAAAAATAACTTGACAAACTTTTGAAAAAATTGCTATATTACCAACGGTAGCCCGTTAGGGGTAGCGTTTGTGTAAGATACAAGGGAAAATGAATGGTGAACAACGTGAACCATGAAATTTATCTGCAGGTATACTAACATCATAGGATTAATGGGTTTATTTGTTTTATAGCGGGCCCCTATCACTAAGGGGTATTAGGTTTACTAATTTCATCTTAGCCATCGGTGTTAGTTTTGTTTTTATAGCGGCTAGCTATTCAGTGGAAAAATTGTGCCTAGATATAATTTGACCATAGTAATCACTGGGCATAAAGCCCACCTTGCACCATAAAACAGCAAGAGTTAAAGAGCATTTTTTTGGTTATAAATCGGTAATAATATACCTAATTAACATCAAACAGCGGTAAAATAGGTATCATGTAATCCAAATACTTACTTTAACGGGTACTGAAAGCAAAACAGTTACGTTACTCAATATATCCTATGGTCATCGTCAGTTAAACTAGGTGTTATTCGTCTGAAATACCATCCCTTTTTCAGACAAGCAATAAGAATAAGCTGGTTTACGTATATTCTGTTTCCATAAAGCTACAAAAATGTTACATTATGGCATCAAAACGCAGCTAAGTGTGCCAAATTGTCCCACTTGATGCAGCCGGTGTGTCAAATTGTCCCACCTCAGCCTTGTTGCATCACTAGCTATATTACCCAATTATAGCTATTCCCCGCTATAACCTAGTATAAATTGATATAATTGGCGTAAGGGGAACAGTGGGTAGGGGAACAGTGGATAGGGGAACAGTGGATAAATTGACTTCCAGCCCAAATTGGCTTTTATATTTTTTGGGAACCCCCCCATACCATGCCGGTCTCTTGGCAGCGTTAAACCGTTGGACAATTTGTCACATTGCCCCGATTGGCACAAGATATGCGTGTATCATATTATCACGCGATCCTGGCGTATCATACTACAACGTGACATATTACCATGCGACCCTGGCGTATCATGCTACAACGTGACATATTACCATGCGA